CTGGGGGGCGGGGCGGGGCCGGTCGCCGGTGGGGCATCAGCTGCTGCGGGTCGTCGGGTGCCAGGTGCAGGGCCGGCATGGCCGCCGCTGCCGGGGCGGGCGGGGCGGCCGGGTGGCCGCTTCCGGGCGGGGCGAACACGGCGCCGGTGACGAGCAGGGCGGCACAGGCCAGGGCTAGCAGCCGTCGAGACAAGAGCACTCCCGGGTCGGCCTGGGGCACTCACGCGCACCGCCATGCAGCCGGGTGGTGGCCTGCTGGGTCGGACCCAGGCGCATGGACTTTGCCCGACCCTAGCCCGCCCCCGCCGCAACGATCAAGACTTACCGCCCGGTACGGGCCGGCCCCTGCTGGTAGGAACACAGCAGGGGCCGGTTGGGGGGACTCCACTGGCCAGGCTAGCAGCGGCACCCAGGGTCGAAGGGTTCTTGCGTGTTGCCCGACCACACATTGCCCGACCTGCCGCCGGGGAAGTTGGCCTCCACCCCGTACTCCCAGCTGCCGAACACGTTGTTCAGGATCCGGGTGTTGGTCACGTCGAAGGGTTTGCCCGAGGTGCGGTAGAAGAACCCCATCCCGTAACCGGCATCGGTCGAAATGTGGCTGTTCTGGATCACCACATCGTCGATGTTGGAACCTTCGGCGTAGAAGCTGACCCCGTTGGAACATGCGTACCGGTCGGACTTGCAGCGCAGCCTGGAGTGGTCGATGAACACGTGCGCCCCGCCGTGGGTGCTGGCCGCCGTCTGGTGGGCGTTGTCCTGCACCTTGAAGTCGTCGGCGTAGCTGTCGATGATGCGCACGTTGTTGCCCAGCGCAAACCCGCGGTAGCCGCGATGGACGTAGCAACGCAAGCAGGAGTAATCCTCGGTGCCGATCGCGGCCAGCTGGTCGGTGCCGGTCGCGCCGAGTATCTCCACGTCGACCAGGCGCAGCCCGCGCATCCGGTTGTTGCCGTTGACGCCCTGCACCGTGCCGCCGTTGACCAGCGACCGGGTGATGGTGATGTTGTCGGCGTCGATGACCACATCACCGTCGAAGCGGCACTTGTCATAGCTGGCCCCGGCGGTGGTGAGCCGGTTCGGGCACAGCGTCAGCTCGGCGAAGGTCACCCCGGTGTGCAGGTAGCCGGTGCAGTTGGCGTCGGGGAACGCGGGCAGCGCAGGGCAGCCACCACCGGGGATGGTGGGGCTGGGCGTCGGTGACACGCTCGGGCTCGGTGACACGCTCGGGCTCGGGCTCGCGCTGGGCGTCGGCGGCGCCGTGCTGGGGCTGGCGCTGGGCGTCGGCGAGGCGGGGGCCGGGGCGAGCGCGTCACGGCACGTTTGCAGCCACGTCCGCCGCGCCGAGGTCAACGGGCGCGGGTCGGCCAGCCGGGCGACACAAGTGCGGTACACCAGGTCGTCGTCGGCCAGGGCGCTGGCCGAGGTGGCGGTGGGGCCGGCAGCCGAACCCATGAAAGCACCGGCGATGACCAGCGCGAACGCGGCGAGCGAGGCCCGCCATTTGACATGCATGACTACTCCTGATTCCGGTTCTTGACCGGCGGCGCGGTGTTGCGCGGCCGGGTGGACAGCCATGTCAGGCCTGCGAAGGCGCCGACAAAGACGGCCAGGGCGACGAGCGACCACGGATTGTCTTTCATCGGGTCGTTCATCAGGTGCCACCACCAGTCGTGGGTGGGCATTCCGCTGCCTCCAATCGGATCTTTTTCACGGCGTTTGCGCAGGTCACACATTGGGTGTGATGTTTCACGGAAACTCATTATTTCAGCTGACCCCGACACCGGCCGAAGGTTTGAGTCGGGCGTGAGATGAATACGCGGAAGCGACCCCAGGCCCTTGCCATTGGTTCAGGCGGGGCGGGGGTCGCTTCGGCAAGGGTACCTCTGTACTGCCCTGAGTGGATCTGTGTTTTCACGGTGTTCGGGCAGCTCACACATTGTGCGGCGATTTTTTCTCACTCATACCTTTGGCCATGTGTGACCGCCGGAGGTTTGAGTTCAGAAGTAGGCGCCGCCGGTGAGCAGGTGCACGGCCAGCCACAACAGAGCGCCACCGAGGATGACTCTTCGTACCCGCGCCCACCAGTTGCTGCCCCGCTCGATTCCGGTGCCGGCCCGGTTCACGCCGAACCAAAACCACAGGTGTTCGCTGAGTGTGTCGCGCGGGTCGGCGGCCCCGGCTCGCCGCGCCCGATACGACTGGGCCAGGGCGGCGCCCTCCACCGCGGCGAAGTACACGCCGAAACCGATCCACGCCCACGCCCAGCCGCTCACAGCCCACCGGGCCGTTCATCCTCGCGCAGCATCCGGTCGTCGGCGACCACGTGCGAGGGCAGCGGCGGGGGTGGGGTGGCCGAGGGTATCGGTGACGGGTCGAGCTTGGCGCGGTGCAGGTAGGCCAGCATTGCGACGGTCACCGCGTAGGCGGCACCGAACTTGGCCGCGGTGCCCACCTCGGCCCAGCTGAACGCCTTGCCCGCCATGGAGTCGACCACGGCGCGGGACACGACCTGCAACACGGCATCGCCCGCGGGGACGATGACCACCGCGCCCACGAATTGCAGCAGGGTTCGCCACGCCCGGTTTCGGGCGTCGGCCTTGAGCCATTGGCGGATGTTCATTGGCGGTGACACCTTGCCTCTCAGCAGTAGATATATGCGGTGCAGGACGACCAGGAACCCCAGCCCGTACCCGGCCAGTATCACCGGCACCGGGATGGGCACGCCCAGCCCGAGCAGGGCCAGGGTGCCCGTTTCGCCGACGGCCACCACGGTGACGGCCACGATGTGCTGGGCGGCGCCGCGCACACCCGGGTGTGCGTCGCGCAGCGCCGAGCGGGTGGCCCGGCGCATGTACAGGGCGAGGAACACGAGCCCCGCTACAGCCGTGCCGATCAGCTCCACTTCCAGCACGGTCATCGCGTTCATTGCTCACGTCCCATCGCGCTGTTTAACCACGATGCTAGATCGTCGCGGGCCTGCTTTGCTTGCGGCCATTCCCTGTTTGCTTGCCTAAGTTTGCGGCGCGCTTCCGCGACGTCGCGGGCCGCGGCGGGGTCGCGGGCCGGTGGGCTTGTCCGCCAGAACAGGAGTAAGTCGCGCATCCAGCTCATGCCCCATCCTTAACCGGATCGGCGGTGGCTGTCGTCTCGACCGCCGAAAGCACGTGAGTGAACTGGGCGTCACGGGCCAGCGCGAGGGCCTTCCATTCCTTGGCGGCCAGTCGCCAGTCGTCGGCGCGGCGCCGTTCCGCTTCCATCGCCGAGCGGTGCAGGCGGTAGAACAGCCAAGCTAATGCCCCTGTCAGCCCAGTCTGGGCGAACAGGGGCAGCAGCTGGGTCAACGTCACGGGGCGTCCGCGCGCACCGCCGCTGATCCGCCCTCGCCGAGGTCGGCCACAGCGTCGCGGACCTCGGCCTTGATCTCGTCCACCGACTCGTCGGCCTGACCGGCCAGCGCCGCGGTGACCTGCGTAACGATCTGGTCCAGCTGCTCGTCGGAGAGCTCCACCGTCGCGGCGAGCGGCCCGCCTGCCTCAAGCAGCTGGGTCAGGTTGGCGTAGCCGTCGAGCAGGGGCACACCCGCCCGCATCAGCGGCACGCAAGTCAGTTCCCAATGCCCCTCGGGCACCGGCCGCGAGTGCTGGCCGTCTGAGATGTACACCGCCGGGTTGTCGCGGGTCTTCAGAAGCATCATCGCTGGATCTCCAATCAGTGTGTTGGTGGTCACGTGGTGGCGGAACGTGTCCATGTTGAAAGCCGGGTCTGTCTTGTCGCCCGGCTGGTGTTCGAAGTGCCCACCCACCTGCCAGCCCATATGCCGGCAGATCGCGGCCACCCCGCGAACGTAGGCGTTGTATTGGACCACCGTCCACGGCTCGCCGGTGGCGTGCTGCGCCTCGATGCCCAGCAGGTTGGTGTTGCCCAGCCCCGCGAACAGGCCACCCCACCCCGTTTTGACGTGGTTGGACTTGCCCGCCGTCACCACATGCCAGTCGCCGGAGCGGGCCAGCAGACAGTGCGCGATCGGCCCCGACAGGCCCTCGCGGCCGTTAATCATCACGTTGACCTCACCGGCCACCGTGGAGGTCCACGACCCGCGGGTTTCGTGGGCGATCACACCCTCGGGGCGGAACTCTTCCAGCCCCCGGGTGCGCCACCCGGACACCTCCACGACACTGCACCCTGCCGCGCGCAGCACGTCGGCGATCCACAGCTGGTAGCCCATCACCATCCCCCTGCCGTTGCGGTGGTCATCGCGTCGGGCAGCCCCAGCACCATGGGCAGCCTGCGCGCGTCCGGGTCGCATGTGGCGGTGGTCGCCTCGCCCGGGTCGTGGGCCGAACAGTCGTGGGTGAAGCCCACCTTGTGGGAGTACCACACCAGCTCGGCGCGGGCGTCCAGCAGCGCCCGCTCAACGGCCCGCCGGCGGAACCCGCGCACGTCCACCAGGTAGTCGCGTGCTTCGTCTAGCGCGTCGTCCATGTTCGCCTCAGTGATTTCCGTCCACTTGGCGGGGTCGAGCACGTACCCGTGTCCCTCGATCAGTTGCACCTTGTTGCCTCCTTAGGCCGGTTCGAAAAGTACCTGCATGCGCAGGGTGTCACCCGTGCCGTACGTGAACGGGACGGTGCCGCCGATGCTGCCCGTGTGCCACACCCCCCGGAAGGTGGTGGTCGTCTCGACCTTGCACGCACCCGAGTAGTCCTGCGTCACCAGGTCGTTGGCGAACCAGCTGCCCCCGCCCAGGTTGACGCCTGTGCTGGACGCGGCCACGGGCAGGGAGAAGAACCACACCCCGGTGCCGCTGCTGGTGGTGGTGCCCCATGTGGTGAGAACCTCGGCGATGGCCAGCCGGTTGAACCGTGACCACCGCCCGATCTGTGACCCGTTGCCTATCGAGGGTGCCACCCCGACGGCCGTCCACGCGACCGCGTAGTTTGCCCAGTTGCCTGCCAGCCCCACCCAGGCGGTGCCGGTGTAGAACTCGAAGGCCTGCACGTCTTGCAGGTAGGACACCCCACCCTTGGGTGGGCTGACACCCAGCTTGGTGAACGCCACAGTGCGCGCCGCCGAGCTGGCGAAGTCCATGATCGAACGGGTGGCGAGCTGGTCGGCCAGGCGGGCCAGGTCTTCGTGGGTGGCGGCCTTCGACGTCGACCGGGGCGTGACGATGGAATTGATTACCGATACGCGCATCTGATCGCCTCTCAGCCCAGCATGGAAATTTCGAGGTAGGTCAGGCGCGACCCTGCCTCATGGTTGTAGGTCGAGTATCGCTGCCCAAGGTCGGCATAGGAGTCGTCCGGGCCGGCATCGGCCTGCCCTGCGGTGCGCAGGTGGCTGTCGAAGGGCAGCACGATGACCCGTTGCAGGTCGGCGGACTTGGGGATGATCGAGGTGATGCCGACGGCGCCCACCGACAGGTACAGGTTTTCCCCGCCCGCGTAGCCCGGGTATTGCAAAAGGACCGGCCCGCCGTCGGCCAGCAGCGCCCGGATGGCCTGTTCCTCGGCGGTGTCGGCGGCGTACAGGCTGATCGACCCGGCGTCCATGCGGCGGGCCTGGTACACCACGATCGGGTCGGGCCGTTCGGGTGGGCGCAGGATGCCCCGCACGTCGGCCAGGTTCCGATCGCCCGGGTCTTTGACCCGCACCCTGACGTTCAGGTAGGGGCTGGTCACGTTCTTGAGCCAGTACCGCCGGTCGGAGTCCAGCGTCACCGCCGAGCTGGTGTCCAGGGCGCCGTTGCGTTCCGGCGAGCTGGCCTGGTAGGTGACCGGCGCATCCAGGGGAGCCTCATAGTCGAAACGAGCCCAGTGGGTGGCCATGAGTGCCGGGTCTCCACCGCGCACCGGGGTGACCTGCCCGGCCGCGTCGACCCGATCGACGGTGGCGTTTTGCGTACCCGGCCAGTACACGTCGACCCGCACCCGGCCCGCCGACGTGTCGGCCACGGCCGCAACGTAGCTTCCGAACAGGCCGTTCGCGGCGATCGTCGGCCCGCCCGCCATGCCCTGCGCGCGGGGCATCAGGGTCCGGTTGGAGCGCAGCGGCCCCCGCCCGAACAGGGCCCGGCTACGGCTCGCGGCGGGCACGGCTAGGCCTGCGCGAATTCCACCGTGGCGTCGGTGGCCCCCACCGACGTGCCGGTGCAGTGGTAGATGAAGTGCGGGGCGGCGGCGTCGGGGATGGCGTGCCCCCCGTCGGCCATGCCGAACGAGTCGACCTGCGCCGCGACCGAGCGCAGCTTGCGCCCCCACCTGCGGAACATGACCAGGCTGTAGGTGCCCGAGGTGAGCGTGGACGCGTTGGAGTAGGAGGTGGGCGCCTGTATGCCGTAGTCGCCTGCCTGCAACGTGAACGGGATCCACGTGCCCGCCACGGCGGTGGTGGGGATCGTCGCCGTCGCGGTGCGCGTCGGGGTGCCGGAACTGTTGGTATAGGTCAGCGTCGCCACCACGGGCGCGCCGTTGCCCAAGGTGGTGACCACCTCGATGGCGATGCCGACCCCCACGCCCAGGGCGGCGTTGTTCGCGTCGCGGGCCGGCAGTGCGGCGGGGCTGATGGCCTGCGCCCCGGTGCCCACCGCGAGGCCCGAGTTTTCCCACAGCCTGTCGATGAGGAACGCGTAATCCATGCCTGGCGCCGCCGCGACCGGGGCGAAGTCGGCGTAGTTCAGCCAGCACGATTTACCCGACACGGCGGCGGGCGCCAGCAGGGTGCCCGAGCGGCCGTTGGCCACCGCGGTCCCGTTGACGCCCGCCGAGGGGGCGGTGCCCGCGCCGGGGGTGCCGGTCAGGTACAGGCCTGAATGGAACACCGACGCAGCCTCAGCGGTGAACGCGTCCTTCGTCCAGTCAAGCGGGGGCAGGCGGCCCTCAAGCAGGGCGTCAACAAACCCGATCGTCATCAGCGTGCACCTTTCCTAGGCCCTGGGCTGTGGGGTTGATCCTAGTTCTAGTCGGGCAGCACCAGAATCTCCGACCAGTTCGTGGTGGCATTCGACCCGACGGTGGTGCCGTTGTACTGCGCCCGCATCGCCACCCGCGCCCACGCGATACCGGTCGGGGCGGTGAACGTGGCCGAATGGTAGAGCTCGTACGTCGTCGATGAGCCTTGGATGTTCTGCCCCACCTGGTCCTGGCTGTGGAAGTTGGGGTAGACGGCCTGCCCGGTGAAGAACCAGGCGATGTAGCTGGTCACCGTCACCGCGCTGTTAGGCCCGGTCACCCCGTGGGCGAAGGTGCGGATGTCGTATGCGCGGCCCTGCGTGACAGGGAACGCGGTGGAGTACATGTACAGGTCGCCGGTGTTGTTGCCCGAGTTCTGCACCATCATCATCAGCTTTTGATATGACGGGTGGGGCACCGACGCGACCAGCGCCGCCGTGCCTGCGGCGTGGTGGATGAACCAGTGGTAGGGCGGGGCGCTGACGCTGGGCAGCAGATCCAGGGCCGGCCCGCGGTAAAAGTTGGGGTTGATGACCAGGTTGCCTGCCAGACCCGACTTGCCGCCCAGCACGATCCCGGACATGGTGCCGCCCTGCCCCGACTGGAACATGACCTGAACAATGTCGCCGGTGATGGGCATGTAGGACGTCAGGTAGGGCAGCTCGACGGCATCGCCGTCCTCATCGAGGCGCACCCAGACGGTGGAGCCGGTGGCCAGCGGCGAGGCCAGCACCACCCCGGTGCGCACCACCGGCTGGGCGGTCCCCGCCGGTGATCCTTGCCGATCGGCCATCGCGGCACCTCCCACGAAAATGACGGTGGCCACGAGCGCCGATGTAGCGGCCGTGGCCAGGGCTACGCGTGGATGCCAGACCTGGCGCACGCGAGATAAACGGATCATGTGTTGCCTCCAGTTGAGCGGGTCGTGATGTCCATGCCGGGCGGTTCCACCGACAGGGACACCTCGAAGTCGTCGGCGATATGGTATTCGGTCGCTTCACCTGTCACCGGGATCGCCAGGACGTCCCCGGCGTCCAGGGCCGGGTTGGCGATGACCTTCACCCGCCGGGTGCGGGCTGCGCCGATGCTGCGCGCGAGCAGCGCCGCCCCCGCCAGGCGGCCCTGCGCCTCGCTGGTGATCAGCGGGCTGGAATAGAAGTCGGCCAGCTTACCCATCGGCCCGGCGTAGCGGGTCGGGGACACGGGCGAGTCGTCGGTTACGGGCACCGACAGGGGCACCTGGTCGGGGCGCTCGACCAGCACAACCCAGCGGTTCACCACCTGGTCACCGCCTTGTGACTGCTCGTCTTCCTCGATGACCGTGCCGGGGGGCGGGGGCAGTTCCCACGAAACGGGGTCGGTGATCTGGGGCACGGGCCTGATGACGAAGTCACCGCCCGGCCATACCGAGGTGGGCAGTGCGTACACCTCAGCGCCGATCGCCGCGGCCAGCGCGTCGATGGCCCAGCCGCGCGAGCCCGAGCGGGCATCCCACACCACCCCCGCCGGTATCTGTGTGGTCGAGCGGGTCAGGTCGATGATGTTGGCGCGGGGGAAGACTTCCAGGATCAGATCGCCGATCGCGCCCACATTGGTGCGGGTGGCGGGGGCGTTGCGCAGCGCCTCGAACGGCGCCCGGTTGATCAGCCACATGGGGTCCACGGCGCTGGTCGTCATTCGGCCGGAGGTACGCAGACGGGTGGGGCGCATCAGCCTCCCGGCGAACAAGGGAATGTCGGAGAACCGGTCGGTGCCCAGGCTCACCTCGGCGTGCACGGTAATCCACCCGCCGAATGACGACAGCTGGCTGGACGGTTCGGTGGGCCACAGCAACTCGGCGCACATCATCGACAGGGAGCGCCGTTCGCGGCTGGTGGCCGACACCCGCACCGACCCCGACTCGACCGCCTCGCCGTCGCCCACCAGCAGCTCGCCGGTCTGCTCGCCGTTGTACCAGGTGCGCACCGTGGTGGCGTAGCCGTGGGACTGGGTCAGCGCGGCCAGATATGCGGCGTGGCGGTCCTCATCGCCGACCTGCCACATCAGAGCCGCACCCCCGCGGCCAGCTGCCGCTCCCGGGCGTCCATCGCGTCGTCGACGACCAGGCGCAGCAGCTTGAAGAACGCCGCTATCGCCGGGTTGTCGGCCACCATCTTCACGGTCACATCCCCGCGCCCGCCCGCCGCTACCGCTTCGGCGATCATGCGGCGCATCAGGTCTTCGGGGGTCGCGATCTCGCGGGTGCCCGCTTCGGCGAGCACGGCCAGGGTGCCACCCGGCCGTGGGTCTATCACCCCGCCCTGCGCCAGGCGCGGGATGTCGGGGAACAGGTCGGGGATCGTGAACCGCTTACCGCCGATGGTGGGCACCCAGTCCGGGATCGGCCCGATCGACAGGCCCAGGTCCAAGCTGTTCCAGATGTCGATCAGCTTGTTGATGGCGTTCTTGGCGGTCTGAATGAACGCGTCCCACATGGCCACCGCCCCGCCCACCAGCTTGTCGCGGAATCCGGTGATCCAGCCGATGATGCGGGCACCCCACGACACGAGGAAATCGAACACCTTGCCCGGGGCCGAGATCCAGAACTGGAAGTAGGCGACGATGAACGGCCACGCCACGTCGCGGATCCAGTTGACGACAGCCTCGATCGCGACGCGCACCGCGCGGAAGGTGTTGTCGACGATCTCGCGGAACTTGTCGGAGTGCTTGTACGCGTAGATGAACCCGGCCACCAGCGCAGCGATCGCGATGACGATGATGCCTATCGGGTTGGCGGTCAGCACGAAGTTGAGCACGGTCTGCACGGCGATCCACGCCAGCGTCGCGGCGCGCACCGCCACCATCGCCACTTTCGCCGCGACCATCGACGCGGTGGCCCGGATCCGGGTGAAGATCCCCACGTTCTCGGCCGCGGTGCCGGCCACGGTTGCGCCCGTCCCGGCCACCGTCACCGCGGTCAGGCCGGACCGCGACGCGATCAGCGCCTGGTTGCTCTTGACCAGCTGCCGGTTGACGGTCACCTCGGCTATCTTCACCGGGATCGACACGAGCATGGCTATGTTTCCTGCCGCCTGCGCCGCCTGCCAGGCGATGAACAGGGCGATGATGACCGGCATCAGCTTGGCCAGCAGGTCGGCGTGGTCGGCGAAGAACTTCAGGGCCACGTTGGCCACATTGATGACGTCGGCCAGCGAGGGAAGCGACGAGATGAACTCTTTGATGACCGGCAGGAGCTCCTTGCCGCTCTTGGCCATCTCGGCCAGGTTTTTGCTCGTGTCGGCGCCGTCGCCCTTCCCGTCGCGCAGCGAGGCGAAGAACCCTTTCACGTCGTCGATGAGCTTGCCCAGGTCCAGCTGCTCAATCTTGGTGACCCACTTCTCCAGGAACGCGGTGACCGCCGGGCCGTGGCGCTGCCACAGCTCGTTGAGCACGGGCACCAGTTCGGAGTTGAGTCGCCCGTACAGGCGGGCGATGGTAGGCAGCAGCGCCTGGCCGATCTCCCCGCGAATGTCGGCCATCGACGCCTTGAAGGTGCGCTGCGAGTTGGCCAGCCCCGCCGCGGTGCGGGCGAAGTCGCCCTGCGCCTTGCCCGCGTCGCGCAACGCGATCCGGTACAGGGCCATCGCCTTGTCGGCGTCGGTCAGGTCTTTGGCGCTTTTCTTGTGGGTGATCGCCAAAGCCTCAGTTTGAATCTTGGCCGCGTTGACGGTGGGGATGAAGCGCTGTAGCGAATCGAACTCACCGCGGGTGGCCGACAGGAACGACTCCATGACCTGGCTGGGGTCGGCGTTGTTGAACGATCCCAGGTCGGCGGCCAGCTGAAGAATCGTCGTGGACATCTCCGCCGACTTCTTCTCGGTGATGCCGATCTGGTTGAAGAAGTTGCCGAAACTCGCAGCGCTTTCCAGGGCCTGCTGCCGCGACACACCCAGCGCGGTGCGGGCGTTCTCGGCGAACTTGTTGATCACATCTTGGGTGTTGGGGAAGATCTGCTGAGACTTCGAAATCGTTTCGTTGAGCGCCGAAGCGTCGGCCACGGCGTCCTTGAGGAACCCGAACGCCTTCACCCCGACGAAGGTCCCGGCGATAGCCAGGCCGATCCCGGCCGCCTTGATGGCCTTGGTCATCGACTGGCCGAACGAGTGGCCCGCCTGCTGGCCCGCCTTGTCGCCGGCTTTCTCGGCGGCCTGGCTGACCTCGGGGCCGATACGGCGAGTGTCGGGGCGGATCGAGATGAAAACCTCAGCCAGCGTGGCCATCCGCCCCTCCTCTCACCTCAAACCCAAAGCCTTGAGCAAAACCAGCCTGTCCGGGTCGTCCACCTCGGCCGGTGGTGCGACCAGTCCCCTATCGAACTGTTCACGGATCGCGAACCAGTCCGGCATTTCCACGTCGGCACCCAGCGCCCGCTGCAACGCTGCCGCCGTCTGCGCTGTGGCCACCTGCTTGTGCAACTCGTCGAGCAGCAGCACATAGGAAATCGAGCACACCTGGTGCAGGCTCAGCCGGAGAGCTGAGACTCTGCCGCCCGCATGACCGCCTGTTGCAGGTCGGGCCGGCCGGAAAGCAGACCCAACGCTCGTGTCATGACCGGCGAGGATGAGCCTTCCCTCAATTTCGCCACCATGTCCGGCGGCCCAGCTGGTGAGCCGGACGGTGGCGTAGTAGGGAAATTGGACACCGCCGTAACAATGGTCATGGCCACTTCCAGCAGGTCGGTCAGCTGCTGCCGGTTGGTTTTGGCCAGGTCCCAAAACAGCGCCCAGTCGTCGGGGTGGATCTGGCGGGCGAGGAAGTCTTTGACCACCCCGATGGCCTTGGTGGCCCCCGCCATGTCCTCCACGTCTTCGGGCATGTCGACCGTTTCGGCGATCTCCAGAAACTCGATCAGCTCAAGCTCACCGGCGCCCGGGTTCACCCGGATGGTGTGCCCGAACCATCCGAAGGTGGTGTTCACCATCGGCTTGGCCTTGCCCAGGTTGCCCAGGCTGTTGTCGGTGACCGTTGCCTCCCCGGTCATCAGGAACCGACCCGCGCCGTGCCCGCGGTGTACACCTTGAACGGCACGCCGCTGGTGGGCACCTCGAACTTGAACTCGGTGGGGATCAGCGCCTTGGCGGGCGCCTTTTTGAACGTGGTGTTCACCGCGCCGCCCTGCACCGTCTGGTAGCAGATGACCCGCATCGTGGCGTCGAGGGACTCCCAGCCGATCATCGAGCGGACCTCGGCGCCCGGGGTGGGCGGTATGTAGGACGACAGCAACGTGGTGCCCGCCCCGGACACGGTGGCCAGGGTGCCGCCGTTGAGTGCCCGCTTCAGGTTGTTCAGGGTGTAGCTGGCCAGCGCGAACGCGAAAGAGCCGCTTCGCTCCGTGGTGGCCCACCTGATCGGGTCGAAGAACTCGGCCACGTTGATGGCCTCAAGCTTCGTCTCGTACTTGAACTCCGAACCGTCCTCGGTGGCGCCCAGGGGAATCCACGCCCCCGGCCACGAGTCGGTGAACACCGACCCCACCACCGTGTTGGTCGGCTCGCTTGACAGCAGCGGCGCCCAGAGCAGATAGCCCGGGTCCGTCAGCAGCGTCGGGGTGGCCAAAGTGACAGGCATGAGTTTCCCTCCTTAGGAGATGACCGCGTAGGCGAGTGCCGCCCCGGGGGCCGAAAAGTTGAGTGTTACCAGCCCGTCGGCGGGGTCGCGGAACACCTCACTGTTGGGGATTTTGATCGCGTTCACCCCGGTCGTGGCCGCGATGCTGCCGCTGGTGCGATCCGACACGGTCAGGTCACCGTCAAGCACCAGCGGGGTGACCAGCGTGACCGTGGCGGGTGCCCCCGCGGTGTTGCGCACGATCAGGGTCACCCCGGGGGGAACCTTGTCGCCGTTGGCCGAGGTGTTGAACACCAGGGCCACGCCTGTGCTGTTGACCGCCTGCGGTGTGTAGGTCGCCATGGCTCAGCCTTCCTCGGTTGCCCGGGTCGCGTCGTGCTCGATGAGGCGGGCCACCATGGCCGCCTTGGTGCCGGTGGTGTCCAGCTCCCGCTTGGCCAGCTCGGCCTTGAGCGCGTCGGCCTTCCACTCCGGGCCGGTGTACGGGCCGGTTCCGGCCGCCTCCTCGGCAGCGTCGACCTGCTCGGTAAGCGCGGCCAGCTCTGCCTCAAGGGCGGCCTTGCGGGAGCGCAGCAGCGCGGCCGGGTCGGCGTTCGGTGCCGGCCTTACCAGTCCCGACTTGTCCCAGCCCTGAGCCGCGACAGTCGAGGCCGGCACCGACATGCCCTCGGTGAACCCGAGGACCGCCCCCACCATGATGTCGGATGCGGCGACCCACATCCCGTATTCCGTTGCTTGACCTTGAACGTAGGCGGCATAGGCTGCCGCGTCGTTCGGGTCGGCGAATGCCGGTGCCGTCATTGTGTGGCCTCTTCCAAACTGGGAACGAGAAACGGTCGAGGTGGTAGGTAGATCGTGCCACCTTCCTGGAAGGACATGTAGTAGTGGTCGCGGTCCCAGCTGATGTGGGCCTCCCACACCCCCGTGTCCAGAACCGCCTCAGCATGTATGGAGGTGGCACCGGTCCCGGTGCGGTACGGGGCGCGCAGGCGGGCCTCAGCGACGATGGGCTGGACGGCGTTGAGTAGTTCGTTGCGGATGGCCGGTGACCCGGCCAGCCGCTCGATCTCCCGGTTGTTGATTACCACCCTGGTCAGCTCGGCCACCGGGTCACGTCCACGTCAGCATCGAGCGGATACGCATCGCGAACGCGGCGATCGAGGTCACCGAGTCGTCGCCCGGCTGGTAGTCGCCGGAAGTCGACGACATGCCCAGCCAGGTGAACCCCCCGGCCAGCCGCGGCTGGTGGCGCATCACCCGGCTTATCAGGTTGGCGATGCGTTCCACCTCGGCGTCGGCGGCCTTCACCGCGTCCACCGGCGGCACCGGGGTGAGCACCACCCGCACGTACACGCTGACCGAGGTGACCTCGTTTTGCAGGATGCCGTCTTCCTCGGCGATCGCCGACTCCTGCTGTGAGCGCCACCCACCGCCGTAGATGCTGCGCAGTCCCGCCGGTTCCCACCCGTAGGACACGTCAACGCCCTGCAACAGCCCGCCGTCCGCTTCCTCTATCAGCCTGTCGAACAGGGCCGTTTTCGCGGCCACCGCCGAGGTCAACCCGACGTAGGGGGCGCTCACGCGAACACCGTCCGCCTGGCGCGCCTGGCCCGTTCCAGCACACCGTCGATCTCGGGGATGCCGGTGCGGTCACGGTTGGGGGTCGACAGCCGGTAGGTGCCGCCCTCCATGACGGTGTAACTGATCGCCCGGTCGGGGATCTTCGTGGTGGTCAGCGACGCCAGCGACCGCAGGCGCAGGATGCCCACCTCTTTGATCCGCTCGCTGGGGAAGTCCAGGCCGTGCTCATATTCGACCCGGATGTTGCGCACCCCCGCGGGCCATATCGCCCCACCGGGGCGGGTGAGCACACCCATCTCCGACGCGCGTACCGCCTCAGCGTCGGCGGTCAGCCAGGCCACCCCGTCGACCGCAACGGCGCGCACCCGGCGCACCGCGCGGTGGGGCAGATATTGGGGGATCGCCAGGCGGGCGGCGCCGCTGCCGGACAACTCGGCCACCCCGAAGCGGGGGAAGAACGCCACCCGCGCGATGTCTTCGAATTCCTGCTCAACCGACAGGCGTTTGTCGGCCAGCTCGTCGGTGGGGTAGGTGACCGTCGAGCCCAGCCCGGTGTGCGCGGCGCGTGCTTCGGCCAGCCCGAACAGGTGCCCGCCGACCACCTCCACCCAGTCGCGCACCTGCACCGGCCCGCTGCCCACCGTCCCCGACCAGTCCAGCGTCAGCATGTCGACGTCGGCCTGGCCGGGCACCTCATAGCTGTATTCACCCGTGCCCGTGTGGGTGGCCACCGTCGGGCCGTCCACCACCGTGGCGTCCAGGCGCTTGAGGTTGACGGTGATGTCGCCGGTGGCGTCCGTCGGCGTTTCACCCACCAGAAAGGTGTGCGTGACCGTGACCGGCGCCGTTTGGAGGATCCGCACCAGCGACATGACCTCACCCCACTTTCATGGCTTGCAGCTTGGCAATATCATCGCTCATCGCGCTGGCCTTCCACACCGCGAACGCGGTGCCGTCGGCGGCGTAGCGGGCCGGCGAATTCGACTCCTCGTAAGAGGCGTCGATGCTCGCCTTGCCCGACACGGGGTGGCGGTGCTCGATGAGCACATCCGCCCGGTAGGCGATCAGCCCCGTCGCCTCGCCCAGCGCGGACACCGCATTGTCGACGTACAGGTGCTCACAGGCGGGCAGCATCATCCACCCCAGCGCCTGCACCGTGCTGGCCGAACACACCCACGACGTGGGCAGGGCCGACCCGTGAAACAGGTCATTGCCGTACGCCCACCCGTGCCCGCCCAGGCCCTCGATCGCGGCGATCAGCTTACGGTCCCAGCCGGGCGTGAGCGGGCGGTGATCGTCGCCCAGGCTGGCCAGGTACCGCGGCGGGGATGGGCTGCGCAGCGCCATGTTGGCCAGGTCGTTGGTCCAGGCCGACAGTGACCGGCGCTGGCCCCTGTGGGCGACCACGTTCTCTGCCCCGGGCACGCCGATCATCGCCGTGTAGTAGTCGCACTGGTCGTCGCTGTCCAGGCCGGCCCACACCTGCACCGGCCCGGCCGCGTGCTCAAACACAGCCTCAACCATGCGGGCGAACTGGCTGGGGCGCCCGCGGGTCGGGGTGATAACCGCCAACAGGTCACTCATCGCGACGTCCCCAGGGGCGGCAGCGGCTCGTCCTCGACGATTTCGGCGTCGAGCACGTACGGCTGGACGCGGATCCACCAGCCGGCGGGGTGGTGCGAAGTCGGTGATGCCCGCTCTATCGCGATGTCACGCGACCATTGCGGGTCGCCAACCAGGTGCTGCGCCACCGCGTCCAGGGGCGAGCCTTCCAGCCCGGCCGGAAAGTGCATGTTCACGATCTTCTCCGGCGCCAGCCCGAAGATCGTATCCTCCACCACCAGATAGCAGCCGACGGACACCATCGGCCCGTAGGCCTCGATCTCGGCGGCCACATGGGCGGCGCTGTGGTCCGAATCCAGGATCACCATGGCGCGGCGTCCGCCGACCAGCTGCCTGACCTGGTCCACGATCGCCGGGTCGGCGCTGTCACCGAGCAGGTAGTCAATGTTCTGCTCGACCGGGGGCAGCTGTGCGTAATAGTCGGCGGCGGCCTGCAACGCCGTGTGGTCGACGTCCACGGTGATGGCGTCGCACTGGCCCATGACGGCCAGCGCCCGCGCCGACCCGCCGGTGCGGGTACCCGTTTCCACGATCACCTCGGGGCGGGTGGCGTCGAGGATCTGCTGATAGCGGGCCATGTCGGCGTCGAGTTTGAGCATGCCGTCATGGTCGTGGTCGTTGGACACCAGCGTGGCCAGCGACGCCCCCACGTGAATGAACGTGTCCACCTCGGGATGGTCGTTGACCGGGATCATTTCCTGCTCGCGCTGCGCGATGTAGTGCCGCTGGCCCAGCCACACCTCTTTGTGGTGGGTGGTCTCCACCCCGGTGTGAACGTGCAGGGGGATCCCCGCGTGGCCCAGGCGCAGGCAGAAGGAGAAGTCCTCGCCGACCATGAAGCCGGTGTGATCGTAAAGCTGATCGAACCAGTGAGCCCCGAACTCGGCGCGCATCTTCTCCAGCACGGTGCGGTGGATGAGCAGGAACGCGGCGCCGGTCGCAGCGACGGGGGTGACCGCGTCGGCTATGTAATCGCCGTAATAGCAGAACGAGGGGTGACCTCCATCGACGGTCTCCCCGATCTTGTACATGGTGGGGACGACCCGGAAGTCCCAGCCGTTCATGCCGTCCGAGCCCTGCTCCATGTAGGCGAAGCACAACCCGCCGACCACCGGGCGCTCCACCGGGTGGGCCACGTCGAGCAGCCGGTGGATGGCGTCTTCCTCGAACCCCATATCGGTGTCGATGAACATCAGCCACTCATGGTCGAGCTTGTCGAGGAACAGCTGGGCGGCGAAGTTTCGGCTGGGCACCAACCGGCCCGAGCTGCAACGGATGTTCAGCGGGTCTTCAGTAAGACGACCGCCACCGTGGTGGCGGTCGTACTTGTGCGCTTTGCGCATCGACTCCATGAAGGAGTGCGACACATGTTCGAGGTGCAGATAGGCAATCTGGACGATCCCGTTTCCGGGTGCCGGGGCTGCCTGTGTTGCCTGGTCTTGCATGGTCGCGCTCCCTAACAGCTGATGACGATGAAGTCGGTCAGCTGCCAGAGTACGAGATTTTGGTGATGGCCTTCGGGCGGCGGCCGGTGGCCACAGCCTCATAACCCCACACGCCGATACGCACCAGCGCCGGGCCGGCGGGCTCGTCGAAACGGAACTGGAACGGCGGGCTGATCGAGAACAGGAGCTCCTGCGAGTTGAGCACGAAACCGGTCGACGCGGCCACCGTCGGGGACGTGGTCACCTCAAGGTTTTCCAGGGTGCCCTGCGTGATCGACCCGAAGCCCTTGGTCGCGTCGCCGCGGCCGATGGCGTTCATCGGGTTGTAGGCCTGCGCCAGGATCAGCGGGCGGCCGGTCGTGTCGGTGAACTTGAGGTAGGTCACCCAGCGGCTGTTACGGCCCACGTACAGGTCGGCGTCACCGGCGTTGTTGTCGGCGATCGCGGCGATCGCGTCCAGGACACCCGCGCGCTGGGCGATGATGTCGGTGGTGGTGAGCACGCCCGCCGACACGGTCACCGTGTTGACGTTGGCCTGCGCGTTGATCGCGGCGATGACTTCCAGCTCGGCGTTGTCGAAGAAGTCGCCCAGCAGGTCGCCCCAGATAACGGCGTCCACGGCCGGGTTGGAGGCTTCCAGCATCTGCCGCGACACCTCCGAATAGCCCATGATGGCCTTCGGCGTCACCGTGATCGTGTTGTAGGTCGGGTCGGTTTCGGTGGTGTTGACACCCTCAGCCACCGAGCTGGTCTTCGCGACCGTGCCCGCCACCGGGATGGTCCACGCGAATGGGCCGGCCCACGGGACCTGGCGCAGCTTGGTGGCCACGCGCAGCCGGCGGTGAAGGATCGGCGCGAACTGCTCAGCCAGCCACACCGGGGGGATAAGACCGGCACCGCCGGTTGACGCGCCCGCGCCCAGCACGTCACGCAGGTGCTGGTTGTCGCGCATCGCGTTGGAGTGCTTGACCAGCCGCTCGGCGGCCTGCGCGTCGCCCTGCGCGGCACGGAACTGGTCACCCAGGTATGAGTGCTGCCCGCCGATCAGGTAGATGCCAGGGTCACGGTCGGTGGTGCGGGCGCCGCCCTGCCCCAGCTGGGTGGAGCGCGACTGTGTGCCGTCGGCGCCCTTGTCGCCCTCACCCTTGGCGGGGTCGCCGTCCTTCTCGGCGCCTGCGGCCAGCGCAGCGTCGAGGTTGGCGTTCATCTGGTTGACCTGGGCGTTGCGAAGCTCGATCTCAGTCAAAGACTTGATCTGCCCGAACAGCGCTTCGGCCTTCTCGCCCTGCTCGATGACCGAGCGGAGTTCTTCGTTCGTCAGGTCGCGCTTGGCCTCAGCCGCGCGCATTTTCAGACCTTCGATCGATGCGTTGAGCGCGTCGTATTCCTCGCGCTTCTGGATCAGGTAGACGTTTGCTGCCATTGCAGGCTCCCGATTCACGATGGATTTAGCTCCAAAGCGAGTGACCGGGGTGCCTGTCCCGCGAGTGATGGAGGTGCCGGCATCGGTGATTGGCCGGGGGGTCCATGTCGTTCAGGGGGGCCGGTGTCGGGCTGACATTTAGGTGTAGGTGTCGCTCGTCGACCGGCGTCTGCAGGCGCGACGGGTGACACCCGGTTGATCGACGGTATCAGACGCTCAAGCCCAGCCTCAGCGCCCGAAGCTTCAGTTCGTGGTCTTCCAGCTCGGGCAGCTTGCCCATCAGGAACCTCTCGGCCTTCACGCGCAGCTCGTGCTCCTCGTCGTCGAGCAGCCCCCCGCCCTGCGCCGAGCGGACCCCCGCCACGGCGGCGTTATCGCCGTAGGCGCCCTCCATCACCACGGCCACCGCGAGCAGGTCGGCGGTCACCCTTTCGGTGATCCCTCCGGCAAGCCGGCGGTTCTGCCGCTCCCGGAACTCGATCGACAGATGGGACAGGGCTCCGTCGCGCACCAGTTCCAACGTCTCGTCGCCGTCTCGGGTCTTGGACACCCGCCACGCCCCGTACAGGCCCGACTTGTCGTCGCGCAGCTCGGTGGCCGCACCGATCAGGACACCGCCCAGCGGGACGTGTTCACGGCTGAACTTCACCCGGTTCGGGGTGCCCAGCTGGTGGTTGAACGCAGCCCGCGCGAACTGTTCGATCAAACTGTCATGGATGCGGGTCGGGGCGTTGTAGGGCACCGCCAGCCCGTGGATCGTGCGGCCGTCACCGGACGCGCGCACCTCAAGGTCGGGGCGGAAGTTGCGGTATTGCGTCTGCGTCGCGGTGGTCATGTCATGGCCCCTTTACTTGGTCGCCCGCGGGTTGCCGTCGGCGTCGTGTGACATGGCGTGGTAGGAGCACACCTTGCCGTTGACGGCGCGGCCCACGTGGAAGTCGGCCTTCACCACACACTCGCCGCGGCGTACCTTCGGGTCGGCCTGCTCGGTGACCTCCACCTCGGTGACCACCCCACCGTCGCCGTCGAAACTGGTCGTCGCCGTCGCGCCGCCACTGTCGACGATCACCACCGCTGCCGCACCCGGCGAGCCGTCGCCTGCGGCCGTGGACGACGCATCGTCGTCTTGGGTCTTGGCCTTGTCTGCCGCTGCCGCCTTGGCCGCTGCCTTTTCCTCAGCTGTCGCCATCGCCTGGTTCCTCCCGATCAGTTGTCGCCGGGTCCGGGCCGGCCCTGGATCTCTTCCAAGAGTGTAAGTATGTTCTCGGGCAGGTCATCCCACGAGTCGGCCTTTTCCACCGCCTCGATGATCGCCCGCCGCTCGCCGGGTTGCACCAGGTGCTCACCGACGATCGCGCCGACCCGCCTCGACAGGTCACCTTTGCTTGCCGCCTTGCTCGCCATCAGCGTGCTTTCTGCGCGGCCACGGCCGTGCGGTTGAGGATCAAATACTCGTCGTTGAATCCGCCCCGCGGTATGTGGATGACGTCGATACCGCGCGCTGTGGCGTAGCGGCCCACGTCGGAGAACACGGCATGACGCCTGCTGCCCTTGGGCTGCTTGGCCAGCCACGCCTCCTGCTCGTCGAATACCTTGCTGAACGTGGCCACCTTCGCGTCTTTGCGCACCGCCAGGCGCAGCATGCTGCCCGGGGTGCCGTCGGAGTAGAAGTCAACCGACCGCTGCCGGTCAGGCCCGGCATAGGTGCCATTGCCGAAGTGCCCGTGCCCGGCGAAGTAGTCCCCGCCGCGGAACTGGTTGTGCACGGCGGCGGCACTTTTGCCGCTCGGGCCGGCCCCCGACGCGCCCCGGTGCAGTTCGGTGGCGCCGTCGCGAACCAGCCCATCCATCTCTTTCTTGGTGACCAGCTGAGGTTTGCCGGTGAACCCCTGCCTGTCGGCCAGGGCGAAAAGGTGCCCGTCGCCGTTGCGCCCGCCGGTCTTCGCGGCGGCCCGGTCGATTTGGGTTGCCAGCGCTTCCGGGTCGCCGTCGGCGAGCAGGTCCCCGCCTCCCGCGTACAGGCCACGTTTACCGCCCGCATGCACTTTCTGGTTGGGGTGCCCGGGGTGGCGCAGCTCGGCGGGCAGCTCGGGCAGCGGGCGCAACCCGCCCAGGTAGCGGCGGGCACGCTCATTGATCCAGGCGTCGCCGGTGATGGCGACCTGGCCATACCCGGCACTGTCGCTCACAGGCGCCGCCGCGGTGGCTGACCCTTGCCCACAGGCTTGTCCACAGCCTGTGGATCGTCGTCGCCCGGGTCGCGGAAGTCGTCGTTCATCTCCGGCTTTTCCGGCTTGGGCAGCGGCTTTTTGCGTTCCTCAAGGCGGATCTCGTCGGGGTCCAGGAAACCGCCATCCACGCCGATCTTGTACGTTTCGTAGCGGGTCTTCGTGTCGGGGCGCTGGAACGCGGCCCAGTTCGCGCGGACCTTCGTGCCACGCGGGAACGCCAGGCTGAACGCCTCCTCGAACCGTGACACGTGCCCGCCCAGGGAGAAGCGCAGCAGGTTGATCGCGTCCTGTTCGATGTTGGAGTACTGCCGCGCCGAGGTCATGCCGCCCAGCCACCCGACGGGCAGGCCGAAAATCAGTTCGAGCTCTCCCAGGGTGAACTTGCGGGCCTCGACCAGCTGCAACTGCTCGGGGTTCCACGACAGGGGTGTGAACTTGGTGGAGCTGTTGAGCACCGCGATAGTGCGTGAACGCTGCGCGGCCAGCCACGCTGTTTTGAGCTCGGCGGCACCGTCCTCGTCCATGTCGGGGTCCGACGATTCGAGGATGCCCGTGGGCACCCCGTGCTGGCTGACGCTGCGGGCCTGCTGCGACTGTTCCTGCGCCAGGTTGAACGTGTTCATGTGCGCTTCCAGGACACCCATGCCGCGCACCGCCCCGGGCTCGCACGGCCCCTTGACGTGAATCACCTCATCGGACCCGACACGCAGCGACCCGATGGCGTATTCGAGCGCGCCGACGGGCAGCGGGCTGTCCGAGTATTTGGTGATGCGCCGCACGCTGACCATCCGGGCCGGCACCGGGATGGCCGAGGTGGGCCACCCCTGACTGTTACGTGAGGCGATCAACCCCAGGGCGTTGCCCTCCCAGATCAGGTCGAGCCCCCACGACGAGAACGAGGTCATCGACGAGTCGGGCGGGTAGGGCTGTTCCAGCAGCGGCGGGGTGGGGGTGACCCGCTCGGGCACCTCACCGGCCGGTTCGCGCCACGCCTCCCACGGCACCTGGCCCAGCAGGTCGGACAGCAGCACCGACGCCCGCCACGCACCGGGGATCGACATGGCCCCCCGCCACGGCCCCATCATCTGATAGTCGGGGCCGAGGTTGTCGATGATGGTGAACGTCGCGGTGGCCCCGGTTACTGTGTCGGTCGTGTTGATGACCGTGGAGCGGGTTTCCAGCAGACGACCAAGACCCATGGCTAGCCCCTAACTCCGGTCGCCCGTTCGGCTCATATCTTCCCGGCCTCTTTCAGCGCACCCAGCACCACAGCGGCGATACCGCCCACGATCAGGGTACGGCCCAAACCCCAAGTCATATAGGTGCCCCACAGCACGGCGGCACCGCCGGCCAGCTGGGCCAGCAGGGTGCCCGAGGGCAGCACCGGCAGGCGCAGCCCCCGCACCCGGCGCGGTTTGAAGTCGAGCGCTTCCAAAACCTCCGTGTCGGCACCGCCGTTGATCGCCTGCGTTGTCATCGCTGCCCCTCTCACCAGACTTTGCTCTTGGGCACCATCTTGCCCTGCCGGGCCACCCACACCCCATGGCCGTAGCGGGCAGCTGACACCGACACCACCGGGCCGATATCCACAGCCGCGGTGCGCCTGGCCCACCCGATCTGGCCCTGATCGCCTATCGGGCGCGCTTTCACGTTCTCCACAGCCGAATTGAAACTTTCCTGCCCGATGTGGCGAAATATCGAAGGATCCCGGCGGAATGCGTCAACGAACTGGCCCACACAGACACCCATCATGTCCATGTCCAAAACGAGAAGATCCCCGCGGCGCAGCGGGGCCGTGGCCGGATGCTTTCGGCACGTCGAGGCCTCCCTGCGGATGCAGTCGGCGCACTTGGGGTCGGCGGGCAGTTTGATGCCCACCCGGCGCAGCTCATCGACGAACGCGCTCACCCCGTTCTTGGCGTCGATCACCCACAGCGCCGGTTTGACCGTCGCGTTGAGTTCGGCGGCGCGGGGCACCATCCACTCCACACCCGGGGCGTGGGAAAGCACCTGAAGGTGTTCCAGCCCATCAGCGCGCGTCGACCACATGCCGATCGTGCCGAAGTCACGCATCGGGTTCATGTCCAAACTCATGATGACCTCGGCGCCCTCCGCGCGGTGTGACTCCGGGTCATACATGCCGCCGTCGCCGGCCCACCGCTTCCACCGCTTGTGGTCCAGCAGCTGCCCGAACGTCGACTTCGGCCAGATACTCATGCACTCGGTGGCGAACCCCTCATCGCCCAAGATGCCCCACAGGGCGTCGAGGCGCTCGGGCATGATGCGGATGTTCAGCGCCGGGTTGGCCCGCGCCCGCGCCTTCGGATCGTCCAGCTTGGTGCCCGCCGGGTTGGACCACTCGGCCCACGACAGGCCGGGAGCCTTGGCCAGCACCCGCTCCCGCACCCCGCACAGATGCGCATCGCCGTACTTGGGGACGGTACTGAAGTACCACAGCTGAGCGAATGGGATGGCGGTCAGCACCGGCACCAGCGCCGTGATCTGGTCGATGTTCAGTTCCAGCGCCTCATCGAGGATCACCAGGTCGCCGGTCAGCCCGCGGCCACCCGAAGCGGTCCGGGTCCGAAACTCCAGACGCGCCCCGCCGATCAGCTCGATGTGCTCATCCGACGGGTTGATCGGCTTACATCGGCGTAGTAGGTCAGGCGTGTCGTTGATAAGAGCCTTGACCCGGTTCAGCATCGTCTGGACCGTGTCACCACGGTGCGCCGCGTAGATCGTCTTACGGTTGCCCCAGATGAACAGCGACGCCAGCAACAACGCCTCGATGATCGCGCCCTTGCCGTTCTGGCGGGCGACGATCACCCCGTTCTCGAAACTGGCCCAGTTCAGGTCTTCGCGCACCCCGCACCCGATGCGAAGACACATCTCCTGCCACTCGTCGAGGTGCTGCCCGCAATGCTCATATATCGCGATCGCGTCCTCGGCCGCCGACCCGGGCGCGATCGGCGCCAGCTGCAACGTGGGAGGCTGCCACTCCACCGGCGGGGGCAACAGCCGATCCAGGACCGCCGTCACCGCCCGGCGCCCGCCACCGTCGCGTCCAGGCGCCGCTGCGCGGCCCGCAGGCGCTGCTCATCAACAAACCCGTGCGGGCCGTTGGGCACCTCGACCAGCTGAACCAGCATCACCCGCAGCTCGCGCACCGCTGCCGGCACCGCCCCGGTCAGATCCACCCGCCGCGCCAGCTTGATAGCGATCTGCGCCAGCAGCGCCCGCGGGTCCGGCGCCTGATACGGCAGCGCCTCCACAAAAGCGATCACCGCCGTCTCGATGCCGCCCGGCTGATAGGCGTCCACCTCCGGCGGGGAAAGAACCGGCCCGGTCGAAGTTCGGGCCGGTTCCACCGCAGGAGCAGCCGAGCGCGCACTGATCGCCGAACCCGCATCAGCCATTGTCGCCTTACACGTCTTCGGCGTACACAGCGAATGATCACCCTTATTGTGGCGGCGCACCCGGCGCATCCTCGCCGCATCAGCACCCACGTTCGTCATGCGTTCGATCCTGCCACGCCCGAACGTCACCGCCCTGACCAGCCACTATGGCGAACATCCCGAACGGCTCAGAGAATCCGATCAA